TAGAATGAGAGGAGGAAAAGATTCTGGTCGCAATCTTGTATCAACTACATAACGAATATATGTCATTGCAACACTACACTTTAACAAATCTGATCCATCATACGAAACAGGCATTGATGTTATCTGTAGAGGATAACTCTTTATAAACTGATACGTTAATGCTTGAGCATAATCTTTTTCAAATTTAGTTACTTCTAATCCAGAAACTGAATAGGTATCTGGATATCTTACTCTATAAGTATATGAATTAGATTTAGCAGACTCCTTATCTTCACTAGTAATATATGATATCCAATCCTCAAAGAACTTAATAGGTAAATAATTTTTAGCATCAACATAGAATGTTAAATCTATTCTATCATCATATATTCTTCTATACGCATGTCTTTCAGTTACTCCATGAAAATCATTATCAATCTGATGTGTAGCAAGAGAAGAACCTGGAAGACTTGCTTCTGAACACATTAATTGAATCTTACCCTGCCTGTTCTGACCTCTCCATCCAGAAAGACCATCAGGAACAGACAAACTAACTTCAAAATGAGAAGTTAATGCAGGTGCGAGTAAATTTGATTTAATGTCAGAGACTGACCTTTTAGTAGGCATTTATAAATACTATTTGACATTATATATTATGTATAAGAGATGGCTGAAAGTAAAAAAAGTATCTTTAAACCAACTCGACCAAGAAAGTATAGTGGTGATGTAAATAATATTATCTGTCGTAGTTCTTGGGAGACAAAATTCTGTCACTGGTGTGATCTAAATGAAAATATTATACAATGGGGAAGCGAAGAGTTCTTCATACCTTACCGTGCTCCTGATGGTAAGACCCGTCGTTACTATCCAGACTTTATAATCAAAGTAAAAGAAAGTAATGGTAAGGTCAAAACATATGTTATTGAAGTTAAACCTGCCAAACAAACCAAACCACCAAAGCAAAGAAAAAAGGTGACACAATCATACATCTATGAATGTAAAACCTATGCTACTAACCAAGCAAAATGGAAAGCAGCAGATGAATGGTGTAAAGATAAGAGAATTGAATTTAAGATTATCACAGAAAAAGAATTAGGTATCCATCATGGTAGATAGTTTTGGGTTTGATAATGCTGCAGAAGAAGCAGAAGATAATCGTGTCAGACAATATTTAAGTGATCTGAATAATAGAACTAATGATCAAGAAGAAATGATGATGGAAATTATGGAGGCACTAAATGATACAGTAACTCCTATACCTGAAGTAGGAGGTTTCTATACCTTTGTATATAATGCCAAGACTCCTGGAGAAACATATGATCAACATCCTCTAATTGCATGTACTTCATTAGAAAGATGGGGATTCAAGGGTCTTAACTTTCATTGGAGAAAATCAAGAAATTATACATGGAATGAATTAGCAGGACAACTTTATATTGTTCAGAGAAATGAACTTGATGACCTACTTAATATACCTTACGGCAAATACATACTTAATCCTCGCTAAATAATAAAAAAAGTTATAAGTAATGACCACTACTAGTCAATTAGCAAGAATAAGAGTTGGTCCTAATTCTAGAAATAAGGTCACACTTTATACTCGCACAAGAGTTACTGGTCCTACAGGCAACCCTCCCCAATACTCAACTGAAATTCTACAATATACTGATGCAAAAGGAAATGGAGGTGTAGTAATAGGAGTACAAGATTCAAACAGTAAAGGAAAGATAATATGGAATGATTCTGCATCCGAAACCGCAAAGAAATATCAATCTACAATTGCAAAAGCATCTAAAAATCAAGTTAATTCCATAAGTAATGATATTGCAACCACTGCAGAAGAAAAAGAAGCACTTAATTCAATATCAGGTTCTAATAATACAGCAATAGATTCAGGCACAGATACACAAGGTGTTGCAGCAGGTGGACAAGGAAACCAAGACATAGATACTCATAACACACATAATAGAGGAGGAGCAAATGGTGGAGAAGATAATACTGAAGATGTTGGCACAGAGGAAGAGTTAGATGAAGATGTTCAAGATACATTAAATAATATGGTTGGTGCTAAATCAGGAACAAGAAATAAATTTGATGATCTTTTAGTATATCCAACTACTTTAAGACAAGATAATCAAGATACTATCTGGTTTACTATGATGGAATATATTCCTAAAAAAATGGTTGATAGTGCTGGAGGATTCGGTGGTAATGCTAGAGGCATGAGCGAAAGTAGATCAATAGGAAAAGTTTGTCTTCCAATACCTGGTGGAATTAATGATAGTAATAATGCTGACTGGAAAAGTGGTGAAATGAATGCAGGTCAAATGGCACTTGCAAGAATTGCTCTTGGTGGTATTGTGAATGGTTTTGAAGGACTTGCAGCAGAAACAGTATCTACTTTAGAAAGAGTAGGAGGTAATAAAGGCGAAGTAAAAAATGCTATTGCACAACAAATTGCAGGTGCTGCTACTGGTGATAACAAAGCACTGATGCAAAGAACAAGTGGTCAGGTAATCAATCCTAATATGGAATTATTATTTGGTGGTCCTTCATTAAGAGACTTTAGTTTTGCATTTAATTTTACAGCAAGAAGTGCTCCTGAAGCTAAAACTATTCTTAAAATTTTACGATTCTTTAAACAAGGAATGGCTCCTATCAAATCTGCTTCCAATCTCTTTTTAAAATCACCACATACATTTAAATTAGAATATAAAAATGGAAACAAAACTCATAAAGCATTAAATAGATTTAAAGAGTGTGCTTTAAAAACATGCAGTCTTCAATATACTCCTGATGGTAACTATGCAACCTTTGAAGATGGTATTATGACCAAGTATCAAATGACACTTGCATTTACAGAACTTGAACCAGTATTCAACAATGATTATAGTGAGAATGGTATAGGTCTAAACGAAATAGGTTATTAAAATGTCAAACTACTTCAGCAAAGTTCCAGATTTTGAATATGTTAGCAGACTTCCCGATGCTAAAATATCAGACTACATTACTGTAAAGAATCTATTTAAGAGGGGAAAATTAAGAGAAGATATCTTTCAAGACTTAACTCTCTTTACCAAATATCAAATCAAAGGTAATGATAGACCAGATAATGTTGCCTTTGATTATTATGGAGACTCTAAATTAGATTGGTTAGTATTACTTTCTAATAATATTCTTAATGTTCAAACAGAATGGCCTCTACTCACAAATGAATTCGACAGATATCTAGTAGACACATATGGTCTTACAGGAATGAATGAAACTCATCATTATGAAACAACTGAAGTGAAGAATATTTCAGGTGTAGTTATTGTTAAAGCAGGATTAACATGTGAATCAGATTACTCTGTTACTTTCTATGATACTCGTTCTGGTGGTTATACAACCAAGTCAAATATTGCTATACCAGTAACCAATTATGAATATGAATCTAAGATTGAAGATGCAAAGAGAAATATATTCTTACTGAAACAAAGATATCTTAATATAGTTAAAGATGATATTGATGATATCATGCCATATAAAAAAGGTTCTACCCAGTATGTGAGCAGAACCTTATCTAAAGGAGAAAATATTAAACTGTTTAAGTAATTATTCCTCGGCTAACTTTTGAAAGTAACTTAAAGCATCATCCTCTTCTGAACTAGCAGATGCTACAGGAGCAGCAGCGACTGGTTCTTTGCGTTCAAAGTTAGGTTTGAAGGAACGATTATTGTCCTCTTCAAATACCTCTTCATCTATACGACGAGCAGGTTTTTTAGCACCTAAAACATAATCAAGACGCTTCTTCAAATCATCATATGATTTGAATTGATCTGCAGCAGTAACAGCAGCAAGAGAATACTGCTTTGTCCATAATGCTTCTAATGCATCATCATCTTCAAGTAGAGGAGATACTGTATCGAACTCTGACTTGTCATAGTTCCAGTAACCATCCTTCTTAACGATCTTCAACTTGAAGTTTGCACCTTGCCAGAAATCAAAAGGATTGATTGGAGTTTCATCCTCAAACTCTGGTTGCATTGCTTCCATTACTTTATCAAAGATCTTCTTACCAAACTTGTAGAGGAATACTCCACCCTCGTTTTGAGGATTGGTAGGATCTTTTACTACATAGATGTTTGCATAGTAGGAAAGCTTACGCTTCTGTCTACGAACAACATCCTTATCAGATTCATTACCACTGTTCCAGAGTTCACGATTGTACTCTGAGACTGGATCCTTGCCACCAGTAGTGGTCAAAGAGTTTTCAATATACCAACCACCTGGTCCTTGAAATGCATGAGAATACATCTTTGCCCAAGGGATGTCTTCTCCCTGTGGTGCTGGTAAGAAACGGATAACAGCATAACCGTTACCTGTTTTATCTACTTCTGGTTTCCAGAGTCTTTCATCTGCTCCACCACTAGTAGTGTTCATCTTCTCCACTTCTTTAACTAACTTTTGAGTTAAGGATCCTAGAGAGGATTGTTTTTTTAGGTCTTTAAATGACATTAGATTTGTTTTTAGATTTGGCTTTTGTGTATACCCATTTTACATCTTAAATTGATCATTGTCAATCTGTTGTTTCATAATCTCAACCATTTCATTCATATTCTTAAAGAATACATTCATATCAATATTAGCAGGAAGTCCCATTTGGGTTGCTCCTTCTAATATTTGATCTTTCATTTTCTTGGCTTCAGGATCATCAGATAAACTGACACGAGTATAAAGTATTCTTTGCTTCTCCAGAAGTCTCTCAAGTATTTCTACATGATATTTTTTATCTTCTTTAGGCATCGATGGAAACTTAAAGACGTTATTGTAAACTTCTTCTTGAAGTTCACTAACCTCTGCCATCTCTGCTCTCACTACTTCTGAATCAAAGAAACTCATTCTCCCTCCGCAGGTGGTTCTTCATCACTCTGATCTTCAATTTGTTCTAGAACATCAATAGCACCCAACACTTTTAATAATTCCATCCCT